CCATAAAACCTTGCCTGAGAAGATTTTTGTAATACAGAATAAATCTTCATTGGAATTGATTGAGCGTTTACTGTCTTAAAAACAGATTCTAAATTTCCAGGCTCTTGTGTTAAATGAATTCCAATATAACCTTCAAAGCCATCATATGGAATTTCTAAAGAATTGACAGAGGGATTGACGTTTCCGTGAACAATGAAAAACATATAACGCCAGTATCTAACACCATCAACTGTATGTTCACCTTGATAAAATCCGCTTACTTTTTGTAATTTGGAATCTACAGTAATAGGATTTGAACCTATATTTTGACTGATAGTTACTGTTATATTTGCAAATGTGCTATCTGAAAAACCTGTTATGTCTTTAAATGCATCAACTGGGATATGAACAAAAAATCTTCTCTCTCCCCAATCCTTATCCCCTTCATTAGAAACACCATCAGGAATTTTTGCGCTTCCCTCAACATAAGTTCCTCTAGAGAAAGGAAAATAAGCTACACCGTTGTTATTAACTCTAAAATCAGAAATACTACCTTTTTCAGCTAGCTCAAGAACAGGGTTCTCCTCAGGATTGAGAGGAGTATCCCACCCTAAGGAAAACATTTTTTCGTGTTCTAAATATCTATCAAATGATGCCATTATAGTTCCTTATGCGTCCGGTTCTGTTGTATCTGCTGGAGCGCCGCTACCTGGTATCTCTTTATGTTTATGTGTAGCCAATGTAGGTCCATTGCCTGCATCTGTTGAAACATCTCCGCCTGCATGGATAGTATCTTCAACATTCAACAAGCCTGATTGTGTACCAGAACTCATTATTGAAACATCACTCAAGAATCCTGTTCCTTCTGTATTTTGATGTATGTAGTAACCATTGTGTATTGTAGTAACTTTGTTTCCACCAGTTGCTGGTTTTTCTGGCGCCGCCTCTTGTGTAACATTTCCTTCTGCATCTGTTTCTTCTGGTACTGCAGGCTCATACGGAGTTCCTACATCAATATTCTGATCTACTCCAATCTGTGTTGATTGTGATTCCGCAACATTAATTTCTTGTTCTGCGTTAGTTCTAATAAACATCTTCTTCTCTGAAAGTACATCTAATTCATCGTCTCTTGATTCTATTGTCATTTTCTTTTTAGAGACAATGTAACCAGTGTCTGTAGTAGCAACGCTATATAGCCCAGCTACACCTAAATTATATTTACCACCAACAAGATTGGTCCAGTTGTCTGATACTGTAACCTTCATGTTCTTAAGATGCTTATATTTTACATCTCCGTAAACTGTAGTTTGTTTATCTTTTCCAACCGAGTGGTACTGATTGCCTACAATAGTTTCTGAGTCGTCTCCAGAAACACGCAAGCCTTTATCGCCGTTAATTTGTGTGTTTTGATTAGACAATACCTCAAGAATGTCGTTACCTCCAATCTTTGTATGTCTATCCCCTCTAATTGTTACAAACTTATCCCCGTCAATTTCTTCGTAAACATCTCCGTTAACATACATGTGAGCATCGCCCTTAACATTAACTGTAAGGCGTCCCTCTACATAAACGTTTTTATCTTTTAATAAGATGCTAAAGTCATTACCAACAACCTTGGTAATCTTTTGTCCGTCCCATTGTATTTCTTCAAAAGTACCCGAGTTATGATAAGTATGAATTCTACCATTGCCTGGAGAGTCGTCTACTTCAAAGGCATGCCCCGACTCAGTTTCTAAAACACTATTGTAAGGGTACATTGAAGTTTGACCTTTCTTAATAAGGTCTGATGTTGGTTTTGTTCCTAATGGTACATAAGAAGCTTCTCCAACATCTTTAATTTTATTCCCGTCAACTTCCATTTTACTAAAACGAGGCTTAGGCTCGTCATAGTGTGTCCTTTGATAAATTTTACCGTCTTTTTGTCCTGCAACAGAACTAACATCTGGTGCCATAGCGACAGGAATGTCAGTAAGTCTCATTGCTCTCTTGTTAATAAGAGAGGCGTGCAGTTCTGCATCTTCACCTCTAGCTAGTCTGCTAGAGTCTGGCTCTTTTAAAGCGTTGTAACCTGTACCTGGAGGACATTTTGGATAAACACCTAAAGGATCTGTAAAACCCATTAATGGATCAGGGGGATCACATGAGTCTTCTTTTAATCCAGGACCCCTTTGTGGGTTTGCTGAGAAACAGCCCATAATAACTGGCATTTGCATATCGTCTCCGTCAGCAAAAAATCCAATTACTCTAGCCCCTTCTACTAAAGCTGGGTTATGACCTACACCAGAGATGCCGGGCGTTGTAGTGGGAAGCATAGAAACTGCCCAAGGCAAGTCTTTAATAGGTAATGCTTCCTTATTACCGGTATTATAACCAATAATACGAACACGATAACGTCCAAGGAATTCTGGATCGGCTCTGTCCTCAACAATACCAATCCACCAAAAGAAATTCATTCTACTAATCATAATTAGCCCTCTTGTCCTCCCAAGCTAAATTCTAAGCCGTTTCTAATAACTTCTGCGAGAATAGTGTGTCTACTAGCATCAAATTTATGGTGTATTGCTGAGAGAACATAAACTCCAGATAACAATCTGTCAAAAACCGGTTTATCATTATCCTCATATTTTTCATTGATTGTAGGAAAAGACACATAGATACAATCTCCAACTTGTATGTCTGTTCTTCCAGGTATCTCTATTCTAAATTTATATTGTTGGAAAGAGGCAAAATATGATTTTCTCCACATTGTTTGTCCAATGTATTCATCATTATATTCAAAGTCATCATAAAGATAAGAATTCAAAGGTATAAATGTTTGGTTGGCATAAGGATTGCTGTTTACCATTTTAGGTATTGGAACACCGTCATTTGTTTTTACAAAATCTTTAAAATATTTTTTAGCATCCCAAAAAGATTCAAAGTGCTCGCCAGTTGTAAAGTTAAAAGCTCGACCCGCACTGGAATAAAATCCTGAGTCCTGTGTTGAAAGAATATCCATTGTAGAAGGTATTTGAACGTCCTCTATAACAGTAAACCCGTCAGGAAGTTTTGCACCGCGATACCCATATCCATTTTGTCTTCTTGGTACTTTTGTGCCCCCGTGTTCTACTACATAGTGTTCAAACAAACTTCCTTGCACTTGTTCTTTAATTATTGTTTCAAGAGTTGAAAAATAAAAACTTTTGTTAGACTCGAAAAATATAAAGTCAGTACCTCCGTTGTTTGCACCTCTACAGAGCTTAGCTAAATAGTTTAGTGTTCTTATAGGCGTCCAAAAACAGGGTGTAATACTAACTTCAAATTGATGAGGGGTATCTGTTAATACTAATTTTCCTTCGTCTTTAATTTTATCAAATAACTTTTGCGCAATCTCATGCGTATAACCTCTAAAAGTTTCTGATAATGTTATAATTTGATCGTTATAACCTTCTTTTGAAATAAACTGTAATTTAAATCCTTGTTCTCTATCATTAGAAAAGGTTCTACTTTCTAGAGCGTAACACTGGAATGTATGATCAATCATTCCAGCAGCTGCTTTTTCGAATATTTTTGTTCTATAGGTAATTTTTAAAGTTTCATTTCCTAATATAGGAAAATCTGTAATAAGGTTTGTAGAGTCAGACAGAACAATATCTCCGTACATAACGGGAGACCAGATGTCTTCGTAAATATTAACCTCTGCTATAAAATTTTCTATATCTACAGTATTGCCAAATTGATTAGTTAGAGTTGCTGTCTCTAACTTAACGTCACCCGGCTCAGTACTTTTTTCATCTTCAGCTGACATTTATTATCCTGAAATTAAATCTTGATATCTATCAACAAACGAAGCAACACTATCTTTTCTTAAAACTTTAATCTGTCTTTTGTTGTCGTTTAATTGTGTTTCATATTCATAGTTTGTTACATCAAGTATCTCACTATTTGCCCATTTTGCTGGGTCGTAGTCTACTATAATTGGTTCATCATCGTCTTCTGTATCTGCTAAAATATAATGATGAGTATCTGTAGCGTTGTTTGCACCATATTTATCTTCTACATAATCAAACATATTGTTTTGATGTATTGGCCAATCTGTATTAAGATTTATAATGTCATTAAGAACTAGCACTGTCCAATAATATTCAACTGTCCCGTACAATGCCATTGAAACATGTTCAGGCATTTCTCCGTCGGTAACATAATAGTTAACTATAGAAAGTTTTTGATATAACGCTTTTTTTGCTATATTATTTTCAATACCAACACGTCTAACTATATCTCTAACTCTTATATTTTTATCTTTAAAAGGATAAATAATAGTTGGTAAATTATTAAAATACATTATAGTCCGTCCTCAATTCTTTGTGCATTAAGCATATCAAGTTCAGTAAATTCTAACGAAAGATTAATTTCTGCAGGAGCACCGTTTGTGTTTCTGACTGTATTAAATTGATCTCCGCCATATGTAACTTTCATATTTTTTAAAGCACATGATGCAATCTTATTAATGTGTACGTTTTGACTCCCTCTATAATAATATTCAATATTAAATTCTGAAGGATATATTAAAAACAAACCGCTTCCGCTAACTTCAGGGTGCATATGTCTTTTAAACTGATAAATGATATTTTGAACATTTAAATATTCTTGTTGATTTCTAGGAACAAACTGATAATTAAAAGAAAACTCTCTAAAACGCATAGATTTAAATAATTGTTCTTTGTAAGGGTTAGCTACTTTTCCTGTTGTTGCTTCAATAGCACCGGCCACGTTCATATCAACTCCAAGTGCTTTAGGAATAGATGCAGCGGCGGCAATAACACCCCTTCCCAATAATTCTGATGTTTCCGTATTTACAAGTCCTGAAATACTTGTTTTACCACTAGCCAATGCACCAACTACAGGGCCTAATTCCGCTGTTTCCCAATCTGCAGCATAGTTAACTTGTGGGGGATTATTAATGTGTAAACTAATTGAAGAGTCTAATCTATATTTTGTAGTAGTGTCTGTCATTGCACCTACAATAGTTCCTGCCGCTACTCCAGCACCTAATGGTAATAATGCCTTTGCCAATTTACTTGGATTATTACCCAATTGGGTACCCAATGCGGCACCCCCTGCTGCAAGAGCGGCTCCAGCACCCATTATTGTATCAGCGTTTTCACCTTTTGCTCTAGATTCTTTGGAAAGATATTCGTTTTGATAGGCTTGTTGGCTAGCAGCCCAGTCCTCATCATTTCCTTTTTGATCAAATAGTTGTTTGCCCATTGAACTATTAGATCTAACATTAATATGAAATACCACTGTATGAGGCATGTCAGGGCCGCCTGCATCTGAAGGATAAGACATAACTTTAGGTGTAAAATCATATGTTCTGTTTTCCACAGATTCATTATAACTCGAAACCTGATTTTCGAGTTTTCTCTCTTCTACAACCGTGTCGTTTCTGTCGCCAGTAAAGTAATTGACAACGTTATCTATCCATTCCATTTATGGTTTCCCCGTATAAATAAACATGTTATAGTATTTATAAAGGTTTCGTGATCTTATGTCAATGTATTCTAAAGATGTTTATCAAGGAAGGTATGTTCCCACAAATCCTTCTAAGTATAAGGGAGATGTGACTAACATTATTTATAGAAGTTCTTACGAACTAAAATTTATGAATTGGTGTGATAAAAACAAAGATGTAAAACAGTGGGGATCAGAAGAAGTTTGTATTCCTTACAGATCTCCTTTAGATAAAAAAGTTCACCGATATTTTCCAGACTTTTACATTAAAGTAAACAACAAAAAATATCTAATAGAAGTCAAGCCTTACAAATTCACAAAAGAGCCAGTAATTCCAAAACGTAAAACAAAACGCTTTATTAATGAGGTTATGCAATACGGTGTAAACTTAGCTAAGTGGGAAACTGCAAAAGAATTCTGCTTAGATCGTGGGTGGGAGTTTTTGGTTATTACAGAGAAGGAGCTCGGCTTACCATTATAAATAGTGGTATGGCGACTACACCGTTTACAGATATTAAAACAGAAGCAGGTACCCAAGATAGATCCTATCGTTGGTATATGTCTGCGATTAATAGATTAGCAGGAAACATACAAAATCAATCTTCTGTTTTTAGATCAGATATCGGAGAGTTAAAAGGCTCTTTAGAGATAGGTCATATGTATATGTTTTTGTATGATCCAAAGACAAAAGACACTTTACCTTATTGGGATAAATTTCCACTTTGTATACCTTATGAAAATACTAAAGGTGGGTGGTACGGATTAAACTTACATTACATACCCCCTATGCTTAGAATGCAACTTCTTGGCAAACTGTTAGATTATACAAACGAAGGTAAAATGGATGCTGCATGGGGATTGTTAAAAAATACTTCCAGATTTAAGGGAGTAAAACCATGTGTAAAGAGATACCTAGTAAGCCATGTAAAATCAAGATTTTTAAAAGTAGATCCAGAACACTGGAAGGCTGCAATATTATTACCTTTGGCGGATTTCAAAGGAGCAACCAATCAGGAAGTATGGTCCGATAGCAGGAATTCACTATAATGGCAAATTCAAGTTTTAAAATTAGCGACTTTTTAGGAACGGTTCGCAATTCACAAACACAAAGATCAGATAGATTTGAGGTTAGTTTTTTTCCTCCCGCAGCAGTTGGGGCAGGTAACGCTACAAGACTTGCTTCTATTCTTTGTGAAGAAGCACAAGTTCCCGGACTATCAGGAACAGTAGCTCCCCTTAAGGTTGGTGCATGGACAGAAATGAGAGTCAAAAATATAGAGTTTTTAGGTGAGGAGTAT